ATACGATATTGTTGGTTTATCGTCACCAACACAAACCGTCAACTTTATACTCGAACCAACAAGATTATAATGGCACTGCAACAATTTACAAACTTAAATTTTGAGGATATAAAATCATCCATCAAAGATTACGTCAGAGAAAATTCTAATTTCACTGATATGGACTTTGAGGGATCTAACCTATCCATATTGATCAATCTGTTAGCTTACAACTCATACAGTACAGCATATAATACCAATATGGTTGTCAATGAAACTTTCATTGATAGTGCAACTTTGAGAGAGAATGTAGTATCATTAGCAAGAAATATAGGATATGTACCTAGATCAAGAAGAGCAGCAGTAACAGATGTCAGTTATAACATATCTGATCTACCTGCAGCAACTACTATTCTAAAATTTGAACCAGGTATTATTGGTAATGGTAATGTTGATAGTATAAACTACGTCTTTTCTATACCAGAACAAGTTACTGGAACTGCACTCAATGGTGAAGCTTCTGGTGTCATAAAGGTATATCAAGGACAATATTTGTCCAATACATTTGTTATCGATGACTCTCAACCGAATCAGAGGTTCATTTTACCTAACGATGGTATTGATACCTCAACTATACGTGTCAACGTAAGGGAAAATGCAGCAAGCACAACAATTGAAGAATATGCGTTAGTTGATAATATACTTGGTATTACATCTACATCTAAGATCTATTTGATTCAGGAAACAACTGATGAGAAGTATGAAGTCTTATTTGGTGATGGTATATTTGGTAATAAACTAACCAATGGTAATGTTGTTGATGTTTCATACATCAAGACTAATGGTAAGGATGGTAATGGTGTTTCACGTCTAACATTTACTGGTACATTGTCCGATGAGAACGATGCAACGGTAACTGATTTTACTGCGACTATCATTCCTAACTATGTTAGTGAAAATGGTGACGATATAGAGAATTTGCAGAGTATTAGATACTATGCTCCTAGGTTATACTCAACACAACATAGGGCAGTTACTGCAAGTGATTACGAAGCAATTGTACCTTCTGTATATCCTAATATAGAATCTATAAGTGCTTTTGGTGGTGAGGAACTTACTCCTCCTAGGTATGGTCAGGTTTACATTGCTGCTAAACCGAAGAATGGATCATTCTTATCTGAGTTTACTAAGAAACAAATACTTAGTTCTCTAAAGAACTATTCAGTAGCAGGTATTTTACCTACTATGGTTGACTTAAAGTTCTTATATGTAGAAATTGATAGTTGGGTTTACTACAATGCAAACTTTGTAGGAGATCCAGAGAATATGAAGACCGATGTTATTAATTCATTGACATCATTTGCATCTGGACCTGAATTGAATAAATTTGGTGGTAGATTCAAATACAGTAAGGTTCTTTCACTTATTGATAATGTAAGTACTACAATTACTTCAAATATTACTACGGTAAGAATTAGAAGAAATTTATACGCACGAATCAATCAATTTACACAGTATGAACTATGTTATGATAATCAATTCCATATAGGAGGAGATGCTTATAACATCAAATCTACTGGATTTACTGTAAGTGGTATATCTGATATTGTTTACTTCTCTGATATACGTGTAGAAGGAACAACTAAGGGTAATATATTCTTATTCAGTCTTGAAGCTGACAATACAGCAAAAGTACTTTCAAGTACGTTTGGAACTGTTGATTATAAAAAAGGCGAGGTCGTTATCAATACTGCGAATATAACCAGTACTGTTAGACCAAATAATATTGTTGAAGTACAGGCAATACCTGAATCCAACGATGTTCTTGCAAGAAAAGAGTTGTATTTACAATTCTCTGTTGCTAATAGCAATTTCTACATGAGGGAAGACTCCATCGCTTCAGGTGCTAATACATCTGGTACTAGATTCAATATCCAGTCTAGTTACACAAATGGCGAGAAAATAAGAGGGTAAATACTACTACGGCAACTACCTAATGATCACAACATCATTCACAAAAGTAAAGATCCACGAGATAATTCAGAGTCAAGTACCTCAGTACGTTGATGATGAAAATCCTTTATTTGGTGAATTTCTAAAACAATATTATATTTCTCAAGAGTTTCAAGGCGGTGTAGTTGACATCGCTGATAATCTTGTTGAATATAAGAGTCTTGATTATATTAATAATGAGGTGATGACTGGATTTACATCCACGACTTCTTATGCAAATGGTTTGGTTGATACGATATATGTTGATTCTACTAAGGGTTGGCCTAGGCAGTGGGGATTGCTAAAGATAAATGATGAGATAATAACTTATACTGGTATTGGATCTACTTCTTTCACTGGTTGTGTTAGGGGTTTCAGTGGTATAGAGAAGAATAGTAGGACTAATGCTCCAGAATACCTTACATTTAATGCAACAGGTATTGGAACACATCAAGTAGAATCAAGGGTAACAAATCTTAGTAATGTATTTCTAAAGGAGTTTCTAAAGAAACTCAAGGTACAATTCTTACCAGGTTTCTCTGAAAGACCTCTAAACGAAGAATTGAACCAGTCTAACTTCATTAGACAAGCAAAAGATTTCTATAAGTCTAAGGGTACAGAAGAAGCATTCAAAATATTATTTGGTGCACTGTATGGTGAACCAGTTGAGATGGTTCAACCATCTAAGTACTTAGTAAGACCATCAGATGCGGATTATATTGTAAATGATGTTTTAGTATGTGACATAGTAAGTGGTGATGCATTAAGTATTGAGGGTCAGAGTTTAATACAAGATACTACACCTGTACAGACTAGCGGATCTGTCTACAGTGTAGAACGTTGTCTTATTGGTGGGAAAACATATTATAAGGTTGCTTTATCTAAAGGAACAACTGTTGGTAAGTTTCAGCAAGCAGGTAAAACCTTCCTAACAAAGAGTACACCTGCACTAGGAACTATTCTAAACGTTGACTCTACTGTTGGGTTTGATACTAGTGGTAGTGTAAGTTTTGAAGATAGAACATTCACATATACTGATAAGAACTATACTCAGTTCTTAGGTGTTTCTAGTATAACATCACCTTGTGGTATTGGATCAACTGTAACTGCTGGTCTATTTGCTTATTCGTATGAGAATGGTGATCTTGCAAAGAAAGTTAACCTAAACGTATTGGGGGTTCTTAGTAAGTTTGTAGGATCTGCTATAAATCAACAAGAAGAAAGTAGTATTAATGTAAAGAGTTTAGGTAAGAAACAAAAGGATCCTAGATGGAAAACCTTTATCCATAACACTGCATCTAAGTATGGTCTTTATGGAATTGATACTATTGCACCTGGCAATTATAGATTCACATTAAACCAACCGCATGATTTATTTGCTGGTGACACCATTGATATAATTGATGGTGATAATGCAGTAGTATCGGGAACTATAACTCTTATTATATCGGATATTAAGATAGAAGTTAGTACTGTTGTTTTAGATACTACTAAAACATATTATTTTAGAAGGAATGTAAAAACACAACTTGGTTATACTGCTGATGTTCAGAATTCTTATTCTAATGGTGATGAGGTATATGTTGCGTCTAATAGTTTACCTCATTGGGATATAGATCCTCAAAAACGTATTCGTTCTTTCGATAACATTGGGATTGCAGCAACTACTACTAGATTTACATCATCCAATCATAATTTAAATGATGGTGATTTAGTTGTATACTCTTATGTTTCTGGAATAGGAACCCTATCAAATTTAGATGATAATGTTCCATATTATGTAAAATCACATGATACTAATACACTATCACTAGCGTATTCTGCTGATAACGTCCGTAGAGGGCAGTTTATCAATATTTTCGAGGGTAATGACCTATCTGGTATATCTACTCATACACTGACCCCACAGATCGTTTATGGTACTGATCTGGGTGCACAAAAGATTCTTAGGAGATTCAAGAAACCTGAATTTGGAGATATAAAGACAAATACTGTTCAAGGGGCAGTAGGATTGTTCGCTAATGGTGTAGAGGCATATTCATATAAATCAACCGATAAACTTTATCATGGTCCTCTACTTTCTGTAGAGGTACTAAATCAAGGTTCAGGATATGATGTAGTCAATCCACCTACTTTGTCTATTGTACAGGATGGACATACTACTGGAGTGACTTCTGCAACATGTATAGCACAAGTTGAAGGTACAATAACAGAAGTTTTAGTTGATGGTAAGGGACTTGACTATGAAGAGATTCCAAATGTCAATTTCATTGGTGGTAATAGTAAAGATGTCATAATAAAAGCAAAGATGAAGATTCAACCACAAGAGGTTGAATTTGATAGTACTTCATCTGGTGGTATTGTCAATACACATACTGATAGATGTGTATTCGCAACTCCTCATGGATTCAAGAATGGTGAGAAGATAATCTATTCATCTGGTGGAACTACAGAAATAGGTATTGGTATAACACCAGGTAACTTAGTAGATTCTGCACCGTATTTTGTCATCAAGTTAGATGATTTTAGTATTCATCTAGCAGAGACTGAAGCTAGTGCTCTTGCTGGTATCAATTCAGTACCATTCATCACAAATGGTGGAGGTATTCAGAAGTTTACAACTACAGATAGAAGACAAATAGTTGATAAGGTTCTTGTTGTAAATGGTGGTACAGTTAGGAATAGAAGTTTTACTATTCCTTCTTCTAGTATCAATCATCATATTGATACAATCAATATCCCTAGTCATGGATTTGATTCTGGAGAAATTGTTAAGTATTCTGCTGCTACTGTTGCTGGAAACTTAACAAATAATACAGAATACTATGTCAACAAGGTAGATAATGATTCAATTAGATTGTCAACGAAAAAAGATCTATCAGATTTAATCAGTATATCAAATTCTGGTGCTGGTAGTCATACTTTCCAAGATCCTCCTATATCAATTGAGATAGATGGTAGACAAGGAATAACAACATCTGCTGCATCAGCAAGTCCAATTGTACGAGGTAAGATTACTGGAGTGCATGTACAAACTGGTGGTACTGGTTACGGATCTACTGTTATCAACGATAAATTAGTACCTTCTGTAGATGTTGTGATTGGTAAAGATGCATATCTACAACCACTTATAACCAATGGACAAATTGATCAAATAGTGTTGAAAGATGGTGGTAAGGACTTTTTCAGTACTCCAGATGTTATTATAACTGGGGATGGCACAGGTGCTAAAGCAAAGGCTATAATTTCTGGTGGTAAGATAATCAGTATCAATATGATTGATAAGGGTATGGGATATACCCAAGCAGGTACAACATGTGTTGCTAGAACACCAGGTAAAGATTCTATATTCTCTAGTAAAATCAAAACATGGACTGTAAACCAAGTTGAAAGATATGCTAAATTTGGAGATGTTGGAGATGATGATGGTTTCTATGAGGTTGCAAAGGACAATGGCAACCCATACGTAAACTATTACGTTCCAAGAAAACTCAGATTCTTCAAAGATGACCTTGGACTAACACATTCTCCTATCTTGGGATATGCTTATGATGGTAATCCTATCTACGGTCCTTATGCAAACGTAGATGGTGTACTCAAGTACATAGAGTCAAGTTATAAACCGTTATCTGGTCAAAGACCCGACGGTCCTAATATATCGAAGTTCCCTGCTGGATTCTTTATAGAAGATTTCTCATACATTGAAGGTTTTGGTGACTTAGATGAGCATAACGGTAGATTTGCTGCCACACCAGAATATCCAAATGGTGTATATGCTTATTATACAACGGTTGATCAGAATCTAACTAATAACCCATCAGACCCCTTCAATGGTGCCAGAAAACCTAAGTTTCCTTATATTGTAGGTGATAGTTATCATTCAAAATTGGATGAATATAACATTGATGAGGATACTAATCAAAAGTTAGATCCAGTCAAGTTAGGTTTGATTAGAAACACTAATTCCTATAATATTCCTGAATATGAGTTTGTTTCTAATGGATCAAAAAATACATTACTCAATGCACAAGTCTTGGGTATAAGTGATGGTTCTTTAGAGAAAATTGATATTATTGATGGTGGTAAAAATTATAACGTTGATGACAAACTAGTATTTGATAACACTGATACTGATGGTTTTGGTGCTATAGGTGATGTTGTTGAAATAGTTGCTCCAGAAATAGATTCATTCTCAACTCAGATTACAACTTTCAATGATGTAGTTCTTACTACTAGTGCTGGTAAAGTTATTGGATTTACTACTACTCCTCATGGTATATCAAATCAATCATATGTAAAAATATCTGGTATATCAACAGATACTCATACTGGACTTGAGGCTATAACAAAATTAAGTTCAAGGGATGTTAGAACTGGTCTTGGAATTACTATGGATGCTGTAGGTGCAACTACTAGCATATTACTAAGTGAGTATCTTCCAGATGTAACTAGAGATAATAAATTCCAAATAGATGATATTGTTCTTATCAATTCGGAGCAATTGAAGATTTATGGTTTTGATACTTTCAATAATAAACTACAACTCATAAGAGCACAAAACGGTTCAGTTGCTGCTGCACATACATTCGGATCTAATATTGTAAGATTAGAAAAAGAATTCACTTACGATCTTCAGAATACGGTTGATTTAGATACACCAAGTGATGTAGTCACTTACTTTGATGCTGCTAATGATGTTGGTATAGGATTGACATTTGGACCAGGTATTGCACATACAATCACAGTCAATACTAAATCTAAAAATGTTCCTACAAGAGCAATATACATACCTCACCAATTTAGACAGGGTGAGAAACTTCTTTATAGTCCTGGTGCTGGTACATCATTGACATATCAGACTGATGCGATGAAACGTGTCAATACTGGATTCAAGAGTCCATTACCACCAGAAGTATATGTTCAGGTTCTTACCAATGATACTATTGGTATTGTAACCACTCAGAGTGGTATTGGATCCGATCTCCAACGTGTTATGTTTGATACTAACACTGGTATTGGTAATACTCATTTCTTCAAGACACAAAGAGGTGCTATAACAGGAACCATTGAAATGGTTGGTGTTGCAGTAACTACTAAGGATAATCATACTCTAAGACCTGATGATGTCATAGATCTTACAGTTGTATCTTCTGCTACTAGTGCAGTGACTATGACTTACAACTCTGTTACTAGATTTGTAAGTATAGGTTCTTCTATCAATCCACCTCTAAATGTTACTATAGGTGACACTCTAGAGTTTGATACATCAAGCAATACTTTAGCAGATAAGAAGTTAGAATTCTTCTTAGATCAAGACTATCAGAAGCAGTTTGTTGGTTCTGGTGTATCTGCTATAGAAGTTACTACTCCAACACAACCAGGAGTTACTGGTGGTAAGACAAGAGTACATTTCACAGAACAAGTTCCATCAGTTCTATACTATAAGTTGTCAACTTTACAGGGAACAGACGTTATAGAAATTGATAAGAATATTGTTGATTATTCTAAGATTATAGTTAGTACAAGTAAGTATACAGGTAGACATAGCATTACCAGTGTTACTGCTAATACATACGAATTCAATATATTTGATAAACCAGAAAGAGTAGGATATACAAGTATATCTCAACTAACTTGTAGAACTACATCTAAGAATGTTACGGGTGGAGTTGGTAAAGTAAGACTAACATCTGGAGGAGTTTCATACGAAGATCTTCCTAATGTTTCGGTAGCATCTACAACTGGATCATCTGCTTCATTCTCATCATATGGTTCAGGTATTGGTTCTTTGAGTAATGTACGGGTTATTGATTTTGGATATGACTATCCTTCTGATAAAACATTAAGACCAGAAGCAGAAGTGTCACAAGTAGTATTCTTGAAAGACAATTATGCTGTAGATAGTGTTGCTATAACATCTACTGGTAAGAAGTATGTTACACCACCTAATTTGGTTGTATATAACAGTAAGACAAATACTACTAACCAAGATGCTAAGTTCTCAGTAGATCTAAATGGTGGTGCAGTTGGTTCTGTTAGAATTATTAGTAGAGGTGGTAATTTAGCAAGCGGTGATAGTGAATTATTTGCTGTTGATAACAGTAATGGAGTTGGTATTGTAAGTGCAACATATTCTGCTCCTAATGTAACTCTAAAATTACAAACACCTAATACAGGATTTACTACAGCAAATCCATTACCATTTGCTGTAGGTGATAAGGTATTTGTTGAGAACGTTGGTGTAAGTTCTGGACTAGGTTTCAATTCTGCAGACCATGAGTACACTAGTTTTGTTCTAACTGGTATCAATACTGCCTTTGGTCAGATTGATTCTGCTACACTAACTTATTCTGTAGATGATGATCCTGGTTTCCATGATTTCCAGAAGTTTGGATCTGTATCTAATGACAAGGATATTGCCAAATTCAAATTAAATCTACGTGAGGGTCAATTCTTAGATGGTGAACCATTGACTAATAATGTCAATGTTATCACAGGAAATGGTAAGAAACTAAGTGTTTTACGTGTAAGTAGTCTAGTTGGATTGAATACAGGAGATCAAGTAAGAGGTAGATATTCTCTTGCTGGTGGTACTATTGAATCAATGGATGATTATGAAGGTTACTTTGAAGTTGATAGTAGTATAGAGAAAAGATTTGGATGGGAGAAAGATACTGGTAAACTTAGTGAGTTCTATCAAAGAGTACAAGATAATGATTACTATCAAAACTTTGCATATTCATTGAAGAGTTTTGTTGGTATATCTTCTTGGAGTGAACCAGTTGATTCACTGGCACATATTGCTGGATTCAAAAAACATTCTGATCTACTAATCAATTCAGAACCTGTTGGTACTGGTGCTAGTGTTCAAGTCGGTACTTCTACTGCTACAGATAATGTGGTATTGATAAACTCATATTCAGATATTGATTGTAAGCATCACCATGACCTTGTACATGAGAATACTGATTCATTACAATCATTGAGTAATGAGATAGTATTCAACTCATTTAGAGCAGGTGATTCTATCTTATGTAAGACTAATAGAGTTCTAGAGATAGATGATATTAGTCCAGATTTCTATAATGATCCTGATTTGATCAATAGTGTGGAGATTGATCAGTTTGATATGGGTTCTGTTACTGCTATCAAATATTATGCTCAAGTTGTTCTTGATACTTCATTAGGACTAAGTTTCAACATTGCTCAGTACTCAGAGTTTGTTGCTTCTCATGACGGTACTACAGGATTTATGAATACCTATTCAGAGGTCTCTGATTCCTTCGATTTAGGTGAATTCTCTGTATCTACTAATGGTGGTGTTGCTTCTATAAACTTCACTCCATATAACAATGTCTACACTTATGATATTACCTTCTATAAAGAAGTAATGGGAGATGCTGTTGGTACAGGTCAAACATCTCACGGAAACCTTAAGAAGATTGGAGTTACTTCTGCTATTGGTGCTGAAGCATCTCCTCCTACGAAGAGTATTCTTGATATTGATACAACTAAGTTCAAATCTGGATCTATCACTGTTGCTGCAAAAACAACTGGTGAGAAGGAGATTGATGAGTACACATGGTTAGTCAATGGTGCTAATAACTTAGAGTTTACTAACTTTGGTACTATGGATGCTGGAACAGATTGCGGAACATTCCTTCCTACTGTTGTTAGTAATGTATTGAAGTTCAACTTCACTGCACCTGCAAATAAAGCGGTTACAATTTCAACTCTCACATCAGTAGTTGGTGTTGCTACAACTGTTGCTGGTACAGGAATACCTGTTACAGGTATTGAAGTTGGTGATAGTAAATTAGATGGATCTAAGACTACTATAGTTGCTAGTGGATCTCCTGTTGCAACAATTATATCATCTAAGAGTTTCAACAACTATACTTCTGCTAGATACCATGTCGAAATACATAATACAACAGACAGTACATATTCTGTCTTTGTAGTTGCAGCAAATGCTTGGGGTGGTAATAGTAATTACTCCAAATATAATAATCTATCTACTTCTGCAACTCCCAAACGTGATATTCGTGCCACAGATATGCTCGTAGCTGGCACAAGTTCACAACTCAGATTTACTCCATTAGCAAATAAAGCATATGTAGTAAGGGTATCTGAACTTGTTATTGATAAACCTGATTCTGTAGCTTCTAACGTAACGTTTACGATCTAATGTTCCAACTATCTTCGCTGAATAAGATATTCAATTCTGAGGGTGAGACTTTCTTGAAGAAATTCAAGTTAACTCATAAGGGAGATCCTATTTTTGCTCATAAATTTGTAGGATCAGATTCTAATGTATTATTACTGGGTTTAGATCAGTTTACTATAAAAAATCATTTTTATATAACAGGTGAAAAGATACAATATACAGATGTTGCTGGTAGTGGTCAAATTGGTATACAGCATGGTGTCAATGGTGTAGGTGCTGCAACTACACTACCAAGTGAAGTATTTGTAATCAAAGTAGATGAAGATCACTTCAAAGTTGCTGCAACAAAAGCATTAGCAATATCAAATTCACCTATAGGATTGACAACTGTAGGTTCTGGAAGTACCCATAGTTTTTCTGCTATAAAGCAAAATTCTAAATGTGTTATTTCTCTTGATAATGTAATTCAATCACCATTGTATCCTAGAATTGATGGAGGAACAACATTAGCAGCTACTATACCAAATAGAGAAGTTTTATTCACGGATGCTCAAGGATATCAGAGATTTGATCTTATAAAAATTAATGATGAGGTGATGAGAATCCAGACAGTTGGATTTGGTGGAGTCGCTAATAATGTATTGGTTGATAGAGCATGGTTAGGAACTAGGCAAGAAACACATGCTGTTGGAGATGCTATCCAAAAAGTATATGGTGACTACAATATTATTGAGGACATGATACATTTTACAGATGTCCCTTATGGTGGTAATAGACAAAAAGTTGGTGTAAGTTCTATAAATTTTGATTTAGCAAATGATAATTTTACTGTTCTAACAGAATTGATTAGTACAGGTGATAAAGTAAAACTTAGATCACTCAATCCACCATCTCCTTTGAGTGGTAATGCTGATTATTTCTTGATAAAAAATGCTCCAAATAATTTTTCTTTTGCAGCAGATAGAGCAAGTGCTCTTATAGGAACCAAAATCAATTTAACAAGTGCTGGTATAGGAACACATAATCTTTTATTTGCTGATGTACTTAGAGGTAGTTCATTCCAAGGAAGATCATTTATAAGAAGTGATTATACTGGCAATAATGTATTTGATGATGTTTCTGATCAATTTACTGGTATTGGTAAAACCTTTACTCTGAAGAAGAATAATGCTAATACTATTGGAATCAGTACTGATTACGGTGCTGTATTAATAAACAATATATTTCAGCAACCAGATACTGATTATGAATTTGTAGATTCTCCTTCACCTGGTATTACATCAGTAACCTTTACTGGTAATGCTATTGCTGGTTTTAATGAGAGATATAGTGATTCAAATGTAAATGCTAATAGGTTACCTAGAAAAGGTATTATTGCTAATATAACCAATACAAATGGTTTTGGATATCAACCTCAAACAGTAGGTATAATAACTGCTAAAGTATCTGCTGGTGGTACTATTTCTAGTGTTTCTCTTGGTTATACTGGTACTGGATATAGAGGAACTGGTCTTACAGTACCAAAATTTAGAATTGTTGGTGGACAATCAGTTACTTCTGCAGGTGGTACTTTCTCAGTTGTAGATGGATCTATAAAGGATATATTCTTAGATGATGGAGGATCTGGGTATTATATTTCTAGTGTTACAGATGCTGCATATAACAATCAAACTGGATTGACTACAGTTACAACTTCTGCAGATCATGGATTGTCTACGGGAGATAGAGTTCAGTTACAAGGTATAGCATATACATGTACTTACTCTGGATCTAAGACAATTACTAATGCGAAATATGATAACACCTCAGGTATTATGACAGTTACCACTGCTACTAATCATGGATTGGGAGTAGGTAGTGGAGTTATAATAACTGGTCTTGGTATGACATGTCAGTTAGATAATGGTGCTTCAACTCATACTTATCCTAGAACTACAGATCCATATTATGCTGGTTCTGTAATTATATCTAAAACTGCTCAGACATTTACTATTCAAGTTGGTCCTTCTACTGTACCAACTTTTTATAAAACAGGCGGTAGATCTCAGGGTGCTCTTCTTGCACCTAGACCATATGATAAGAACGCAACTTCATTTGAAGTAACTGTTGTTGATAATACTAAGTTCCAAGTAAATGCTGGAACAACAACTGCACATCATTGGTATAACAGGGGTGGGTTAGTTCATAAACCATTCAATGTTTCTGTAGATGCTCCAGTTGCTTATGATGATATAAAGTTGATTAGTGGTAGTACTGGTATTGGTGCTTCTGTAACTGTAAAAATCGGTGCAGGAAGTAGTATAGAAGATATTGTCATAACAAATACTGGATATGGATATACTGTAGGAGAGAATTTATCTATTGCAGGTATACCAACAGATTCTAGTGCTGGTACTAATTTTGTAGCAACTCAATTTACTGTGAAAGAAACTCAAGATGATGAGTTTGCTGCATGGGTATTTGGTAAGTTACAAATTCTAGATGATTTTTCTAATGAGTTTGATGGTAAGAAAACTCAATTTACAATAAAAGAAAATAACAAGTCAATTAGTATAGAAAAAATTCCTGGTTCACCAATTAGTTTGGATGATGTACTATTGATTTTCTTAGATGATGTATTACAAAAACCAGTTACAGCATACGAGTTTACTGGTGGTACACAGATCAAATTTACTGAAGCACCTAAGTCTGGATCTAAATTACAAGTTCTATTCTATAGAGGAACAGATGCTGACATATCATCAGATACTGCTATACAGGAAATCAAGAAGGGTGATAGTCTAAAGATAATGTCTTCACCTCAGATGAAGAATATAGTACCACAAGATAAGAGAATTGTTAGAGAAATAATCTCAAGAGATACTCTTCAAACTACACTATACAAAGCACAAGGTATTACTAATGCTGTAAGTCCTAAGAGACCTGTTACTTGGTGTAAGCAAAGAGATGATATGTATGTTGATGGTGTTAGGGTAAGTAAAGCAAGAGACATCTATGGTGGTAGAGTATTCCCTGCTGCAAGAATAATAAAGGATATTGGTCTCAATGATACTGCTGTATATGCTGATTCTGGTTCACTGATATTTTCTAAAGCAGAAGCACCTGATATTAATGAGTTTGCAATTAAGATAATAGACGGGGAGAAAAATGATATTGGTTTTGGTACTACTGGATTCACTAATCCGATAGTAGAAAAATCAACTGTCACCGTTAGCGGTGATGCTGGTTCTATTGTTGGAATAGGTTCAACGGTAAAAGGAATTCAATTTGAATTCTATATACCATTAGATTCTCCTATAAGGGAGAACCAGTATGGTGGTCTAACTAAGACTGGTATCTCTACTGGAGATTACTTTGTTGTTACTAGATCAAACGTAGGTGCAGGGGTAACTGCAAAATCTGGTATTGGCACAAACTTTGAGACAGTTGGAATTGCAACACAATTCCTTGATGGTGTCTATCAGGTGAGTCACCTCACACAGGTGGGTTCTGGTCAAACGATGAGAGTCCACGTTGAGATTGAATCAGGTCATGGATTGAACTTTACAGGATTGACTTCGGGTGTAGGTGCTTACTATGGTTCCTATAGTTGGACTAAATTTAACACAGGAACTGTTGGTTTTGCCTTTACTACAAATACGCAGAATGGTCTAACTGGACTATCAACTGCGGCTCATATAGTAAGATCTACTAAGTTACTTCAAGATTACACATAAATAAACAAAAAGTTTCAAAATAATGCCAGCCGTCATCACGGATCAGATTAGGGTTTTGAATGCGACGAATTTCGTAAGCGGAATTTCGACGAGTGATAACAGCTATTATGTTTTTATTGGACTTCCAAATGCAACATCTGTTGCTTCCGATTGGAACACTAATACGCCATCACCTATCGATAATTTCGATAATCACGATAGTATCTACGATACCCTGATATCTGCCAAAAAGATTAACAGTACTGACGTACTACGAGTTATCAAAAAAATAACTTGGGAAACAGGAACGATATATGAAATGTATCGTCAAGATTATAGTATCAATAACTTGAGCAAGCAGACAAGCTCAACAAGTTTATATGGTGCTAATTTCTATGTAATGAATAAAGACTATCGAGTCTATGAGTGCATTTTCAATGGAGCTGCTCCAGCCAATAGTGGTAAAGGCATTATATCACTACAGGAACCAGTTCATACTGATCTTCAACCTAGATTAGAAAGTGATGGTTATATTTGGAAGTATCTTTATACTATCAAACCAAGTGATATTATCAAATTTGATAGTGCAGATTATATACCTGTACCTGATAGTTGGGCAACTAACACTGATGTATCAGATGTAAGAAATGCTGCTGTTGATGGTAAGATAGAGTGTGTAGTTGTAGAGAATACAGCTGCTGCAGCATATCAGTTCAATGGTACAAAAAACAATGTACCAATCAAAGGTGATGGTCAAGATGGATTAGCATCTGTTACATTCATCAACGGTAAACCAGATTCAGTTCAGGTTACCAATGGTGGAACAGGATATAGTTTCGGAACTCTAGATCTTGATGGTGTTGTAACTGGTACTGGTGCTTCATTCTCAGTAATCGTACCACCACCAGGCGGTCACGGTGCTGACATCTATAGAGAACTAGGTGCAAACAAGGTTCTTATATACTCAAGAATAGAAAATGCTGATGTGACAAACCCTGATTTCCCAACAGGAAACCAGTTTGCTCGTATTGGTATTGTCGAAAACCCTCAAATATTTGGTACAAGTAACCAACTTACTGCTGCTAGTGCATCAGGAGTTTATGGTTTACGTCTTGCAGGTGTTGCTGCAACTAGTATGAGTGTTGCTGTTGACGGTGACGTAACACAAACTATTGGAATCGGATCAACTGCAATCGGTAAGATTGTTGGATATGATGCGGTGACTAAAACATTACAGTATTGGCAAGACAGATCCCTTGCGTTGGATACGAGTACAGGCAGTAAACCTACCTATGGATACCGTCTAAATAAATTCACGTCATCACCAGGTGCAGGTGGTAATACAAACGTAACTGTTACTACAACAACAGGTACAGCAACATTACCAATAGACACTGGTTTTACTGGCGTTTCAACAACTGTCAATTCAAGAACTTATTACTTTGGTCAATCCTATACAACTGGATTGGCAAACCCAGAGATCAAAAAATACTCTGGTAACATCATATACATTGATAATAGACCTGAAGTGACAAGAGCAACAAACCAAAGAGAAGATATCAAAATCATCTTAGAATTCTGATACAATGCCACAGAACACCAACTTAAATGTCAGTCCATACTTTGATGATTTCGATTCGTCAAAAAATTATAATCGAGTCCTCTTCAAACCTGGCACACCCGTACAAGCACGGGAACTAACAACTCTTCAATCTATTCTGCAAGGACAGGTTGAACAATTCGGTAAACATATTTTCCGAGAGGGATCAATGGTGATCCCTGGCGTATTCAAATACGACAACCAATACACTTCTGTAAAAGTAGAGTCTACATTTTTTGGTGTTCCTGTAGAACTGTACTACAAGAAATTAATTGGTTTGAGTATAAAGGGTAAGACATCTGGTATCACTGCTAAAGTTGTAAAAGTAATACCTGCTATTGAGTCTGTAACAAGTAATACAACTCTATTCATCAAGTATGAAAAGACATCTGATGATTATTTGAATGATCAATTTGTTGATGGAGAAAATCTAATAACACTAGCAGATTTTACTTATGGATCAACAACCATATCAAATGGATCTGATTTTGCTACTGCTCTAAATTCTAATGCTTCATCTGTAGGATCTGCATTTACAATTACAAGAGGTGTGTGGTTTGCTCGTGGAGCATTTGTTGAAGTATTACCAGAAACGATAATATTAGATCAGTATGATAACAAACCATCATACAGAGTAGGATTCAATGTAAAGGAAGAGATTGTAACTGCTGTTGATGATTCTAGTTTATACGACAATGCTTCTGGGTTCTCTAACTTCACTGCACCAGGTGCAGATAGATTAAAGATTAGTCTAGTTCTTAGTAAGAAAGATATAGATGATTTCCAAGATGAAACCTTTATTGAATTACAAAGATTAGATAAGGGTGGTATCAAAAAGATAATTGATAAGACTCTTTATGGAGAGTTAGCAAAAGAATTTGCAAGAAGAACATATGATGAAAGTGGTAATTATTATGTTACTAAGTTTGATTTAGAAGCAAAAGAATCTCTAAATGACAGGTACTCTGTCTTTGGTGCATTCTATACTGGATCAAAAACTAACGAAGGTAATACTCCTTCTAAGGACTTGATGTGTGTTCGTGTAGGTCCAGGTAAAGCATATGTCAAGGGATATGAGGCTAACTCATACGGTTCTCATTTTGTTGACATTGAAAAACCAAGAACTACTAATTTAGTTGAGTCATCTGCTATTCCATTTGAAGCAGGTAATAAGATAAGAGTAAACCGTGTACTAAATGCTGCTCAGATCAAGCTGAATGCTGCTACATCAGATTTTATTGATCTTCGTAGTGCAAGACTAGAATCTAACCAAGCAACTGCTGCAGGGGTTTCTATAGGTCGTGCAAGAGTATATGATTATAAATTGCAGAATGCAGGTTATACAGGAGTAACTAGTGTATTTGAATTATACTTATTTGATATTCAAACTGATACAAAGTTAGAAATAAATCAAGCACATACTATTGCATTACCTGCTGTAATTGAAGGTGCACGTACTGGTGCTAGAGGTTATCTTCGTTCTGCAGTATCCAATTCTGTAGATGTCATATTACATCAGGTTTCTGGTCAGTTCATGAAAGATGAACAGATCAAAATCAATGGTACATTAGACGGTAGAGTTATTACTGATGTTACTGAGTATAGTATCAATGATGTGAAGTCAGTAAGATCTACTGCTGGTAGTAGAACATTTGCTGCAGACGTAGTTCTAGAAACTAAGAAAGATCTTACAGGACGTTCATTCAGTATAACAAGTGGTGGTGTTGTTACTAGTGGTACTACTGGTTGGGTAAAGAACTTCAAGATAGGGGATGTTGTTGCATATAAAGGTGCTCAGACTTCTATTACTTACAACGTTGTAAATGCTATTAGTCCTACAAATAATAATATTACTTTAGTTGCTGCTCCACATACAGTTTCTGATGTTTGCCATAAAGCACTGCCAACTTCTACTATTACTGTTAGTGATCTGAAGATTCTTGCAGGTAAAATGAAAGCATCTAAGAGTGGATTCTTATATGCACCTTTACCTAATACTAATACAGAGTCTGTAGATCTTACTGAATCTACCATATCAATTAGAGTAGAAAATACAGGTCAAGCAACTAATGGTTCTGGTCAGATGGATTTACCACCATTGACAGGAACTGATTTGGTATATGCTCCATTTGATGAGGAAAGGTATACTGTTGTATATTCAAATGGTACTGTAGAAACACTGACATCAGATCAATTTGCTTTGACTAATGGTGGTAAGGGTGCAACTATATCTGGTCTTACTCTTACTCAGACTGGTATGGTTGTACATAGTACACAACAGAAATCTAAAGTCAAGTCTAAACAGAAACAACTTACTAGAGAAGCAACTGTTGTTATTACAGGTTCTAACCGTAACTATTCTGGTGTTAGTACATCTATTACAGATGGTCTAACTCCTAGTGGAGTATATGGTTTGAGAGTTCAAGATAGAGAAATATCTTTAGGTGTACCTGATGTAGTATCAGTTGCTGCTGTATTTGAATCATCAGGAACTGGGGTTCCTACTGTTCCATCAATGACTCTTGGATCTTATAATGGTCCTAATGCTAATAATACTGATCTAATTTTAGGTGAGATTGGTATAGGTAAGAGTTCTGGTGCTGCTGCAATGGTTCTTGCTAGAAGTGGTACAAACGCAGTTGAAGTACTATACAAAAATAATAATACCTTCAAAGTAAATGAAGAAGTTACTTTCCAAGAAAGTGGTGTAAGAACTATTCTTTCTTCCTCAACGCCAGGTGATAAGAACATTAGAAAGAACTTTATATTAGACACTGGACAGAGATCTGAATATTATGACTTTGGTAGGTTGGTCAGAAAACAAGATTTTCCAGAACCACAAGGACAGTTGAAGGTTTACTTCGATCATTATGTAATCAACTCAGAAGATTCTGGTGACTTTGTAACTGCAAATAGTTACACTAAGGATCAGTTTGATACTGTTCCATCATTTGAGAATGTACCTAACACTGATGTTGTAGACTTGAGACCTAGGGTCGCTGCTTATTCTGGAACTAAATCACCATTTGAATTTGAATCAAGAGTATTTACTGGTGGTGGTCAAGCACCTCCTGTTCTCGTATCTGATGAGAATATAAACTTTGACTATAATCATTACCTAGGTAGAATTGATAGATTGTTTATCAACAGAAATGGATCATTTACTGTACAAAAAGGTACACCTGCTGTAAAACCAGTTGAACCAGAGACTATTAGTGATTCATTTGAGTTAGCAAGAATTGATTATAAACCATATGTTTATGATGCTACAAAGGAAGTAAAAATTACTTTCCGTGCTAATAAGCGTTATACGATGAAGGATATTGGTAAACTTGAGACTCGTATTGAGAGTCTTGAGGAAACTACTTCCTTATCATTACTAGAAGCTGCAACTGAAAGTCTTGTTATCACTGATCCTACAACTGGTCTTGATAGATTCAAGAATGGTTTTGTTGTTGATCCTTTCAATGATTTCAATGTGGCAGATAAGACTGTTCCATTCTTGAAGTATGATATTGATGATGGTAAGTTAGTTTCAAGGAAGAAAAAGGATAGTATCGATCTTCTTATTGGATCGGGTGCTATTGTTGGAACTAATGGAACTCCAGATCTTACTGTTGATCCAAGATATGCTGAAGATCTTGCATCACCTAACATCAGGAAAACTGGTGATCTTGTAACTCTGGATTATGAAGAGGTTATTGATAGAAATCAACCATTTGCAACTAGAGTTGAGAACGTAAACCCATATATGATGAGAAGTTGGAGAGGTAATCTCACACTAAATCCTGAATCAGATATCTTTGTAGAAAATGAATTTGTTGTAGAAGATGGTGGTATAGGTTTCTCTAATGATATTATTACAACTGACGAGTCTATTCCTGATATGAGGGAACAGAACATTCAGTTCATTGGTACAAGACTCAAGCCAGGTACTAATCATTTCAACCTGTTTGCAGGTAATGATATGTTGGATATTGAAAACCGTACTATACCAAAATTATTAGAAGTAACACCTATACAAGGTGCATTCCAAACAGGTGAGACTGTAAATGGATATGCAGTTTCTGCTCAGAATGCTAGTCAAGGAACTGATCTAAGATTTAGATTAGCAGCACCAAACCACAAAGATGGTCCTTTTGCTAATCCAACAATCACATATCCAAACAACCCATATGTTGCTAATGTTGGTTTATCATCCTCATATTCAGAAACTACAACAGTTCTAAACATTGACACTGCTTCTCTTTCTCAAAAGTCAGACGCAAACTTCTTTGGATTTGCTACTGTTGGTATGAGATTGGTTGGTGAGACTAGTGGTGCAGAGGCAGAAATAAGTCAAATAAGATTGATTACTGATGACTATGGTGCTGTTGTTGGTTCATATTATATTCCACCTAATTTTGCTCAGAACGGTACTAACACTGCTTTATTGACAAGTTTGTTGCCTCAGGATCAAGTACCTGCTCTAAACTTCTCTCGTGCTGCTGCTGATCATTTCTCAGAAGGAACTCTTATTACAGAAACAACTATTGAAAGAGTAGAACCTGCTCCTCCAGTAATTCCACCTCCAGTTATTATCGAGATAACTGAAATTATTGATAGAACAGTAACTGTAATTCAAGAAGTAACTCGTCAGGAACAGGATGATGACCCACTAGCACAGACATTCCAAGTAGAAGAAACACCTGGTATCTTTATGACATCAGTTGATATGTTCTTCCAGAGCAAGTCGGAAACAATACCACTTGGACTTAGAGTTGTAAATGTAGTGAATGGTTATCCATCAAGGAATGTGGTAAAGAATGCAGAAGTCATATTAGAGCCTGATCAGGTCAGTGTATCACTGGATGCTACTATACCAACTAATTTTAAATTCTCATCACCAATATACTTACCAACAGGTGAATATGCATTTGTTGTTCTTGCTGCAACAGCTGAATATAACCAATGGATTTGTCAGATTGGTGAGGCAGATATTGCCACCTCAACTGATTCTGAGTTAGGTAAGGTTATTGTTACTAAACAGCCCACTATTGGATCTCTATTCAAAGGTCAGACTGCTGGAACATGGACTCCATCACAGTTGGAGGATATGAAGTATACCGCATATAAAGCAAAATTCGTAACTGATCCTGGTACACTTAGGATGTATAATCCTCAGTTGAACAACTTTAGTTCTAGAAACAATCTACCTGAGAACCCAATCGAAACATATGCGAAGAGAGTAACTGTAGGTTTAACTTCTTCTATCGCAGTTACAGGTGCTGACGTTGGTTCTGTAATTACACAGACTTCTAACGCTGCTGCTCGTGGTGTTGTTGCTGATAAGTTATCTCATCTTGGACAGGCTGCAAATACATTATCAGTCACAAATGCTGGTAGTGGATATGAAAACGGTACTTATAGTACAGTAAACTTTGTAACCTCTACAGGTAGTGGTTCTGGTGCTGTGGGTGTTGTTACTGTTGCTGCAGGTGCTATAACTGGTGCTACAGTCAAAGGTTATAATACTGGTACTGGTTATCAGGTTGGTGACACACTTACTGCTGCACTTGGATCGAAGGGTCTTGGACAGAATTTAGTTGTAACTGTTGGTGTTACTACAGCAGCTAATTCACTTATTCTTACTAACTGTGAGGGTACGTTTGATACTACAAATACAATTATATCTGATGGAACTACACTTCCTAATATCAAACCTAGCACAGTTGTAACAAATACGGATCAATATGATGGATTACATTTCAGAGTAACTCATCCTAATCATGGAAACCATTCCATCAGTAATAGAGTTGATATTGATAATATAACTGGTGATAGTGTACCAACTAAACTAACTGTTGGATATGCTCAGAGTGTTACAACTGCAGTAAGTGTAGGAAGTAGTACTGGGTTCAACTGGTTTGAAGGTGCTCAAGTATCAGCAAGTAATCCTGGTTATGCTCTTATTGGAGATGAAATAATCAAATACACTACTGTTGGAACCAACCAACTAACTGGTACAATCACTAGAGGTGTTGATGATTCATTTGCTAAAACACATCAAATAGATACTCCAGTTCAGAAATATGAACTATCAGGTGTATCTCTTCGTAAGATCAATACAGAACATCAATTGACCAATGCTACATCTAGCATACAAGATAATATAACACTTGATTCTTATGTTGTTAAACTTACTGGTTCTACTGTCTTCACTAAGGATAAGAATGGTGGTGGAGATAGAGGTAGGGCATCTGCAAACATACAGTTCGAGAGTCTTGAACCTAATATTGCACACAGTATACCAGAAGGAACTTCTATAGATGCATCGGTAAGAACTACTGCTGCTACAAGTGTAAGTGGTAATGAAACTTCCTTCTCAGATAAAGGATACACACCTGTTTCTTTAGTTGGTGAAACAACATTCCCTGAACCAAGAATGGTTGCATCTAAAGTCAATGAAGATGCACAGATGACTGCATTACCTGGATCTAAATCATTTACATTTGACATGGTATTCAGTACAGATGACGAGAATGTATCTCCAGTTGTTGATGTATTCAAGAGTTCAGTTCTAACTGAATCTTCAAGAGTAAACTCACCGATATCAAATTACTCAACTGACAGTAGAGTTAATACTCTAGATGATCCACATAACAACCTGTATCTAACTAAGGTAATCAAATTAGAGAACCCTGCGTCATCATTGAAAGTTCTATTTGCTGCATACAGACCAGCAGCTGCAGATATAAGAGTTCTTTATAGACTCCAAAGATCTGATTCAGACGAACTTGATAAGGTATTTGAACTATTCCCTGGTTATCAAAACCTTGATACCAGTGGTGGTGTTATAGCACCTGCTAATAATAATGGTCAAGCAGATAGAAAGATCAGTGCAAGTCTCGAAGATCAATTTATTGAATATGAATATTCAATTGATGATCTACCTCAGTTTACTGGATTCCAAGTCAAGGTTGTTATTTCTTCTATCAACCAAGCAGAAGATCCTGAACTACTAGACTTCAGAGCAATAGCGGTAGCATAGTGAAAAAAGCAAAGGTAACAGATCATAAAAATCTTGTAAGAGATCTCTCAACAACAGCAATAGTAAACACAGATACTATTGCTTATGAGAGATATGTTAGAGATAGAGACTCTAGACTAAGAACTCAAAGTGAGATTGATAGACTAAGATCTGAACTAGATGAAATAAAATCATTACTTCTCAATAAATAGATATAGTAAAATAATATAATCGTATGGCAGTTCCAAGAGTCAATATACAAATTGAGGCAGGGACTGATTTTGAGGCAACATATAATGTTACTCAATCTGATGGATCACCACTTAATTTAACTAACCATAGCATATCTGCAAAGATGCGTAAGCATCATAGTACGTATGGACATGTTGCTTTTGGAGCGACGTTTGGTAGCACACCTGCTGACGGTGAGATTACTATCTCATTAACTGATGTTCAGACAGGTATAGCTACAGTTGGGAGATATAATTATGATATTCTTATCACTAATGATATTAATGGTAAGAAAGAGAAAGTCCTTAGTGGTCAAGCACTAATCAATCCTACAATAACATAATGGCATACAAGGTATCTCTACAACCTGGTTCAACCAATAATATCAAGTTGCAACAAACAGGTGTTATTGGTACTTCTGGTGGAGGTAACTTTACTATCAAATTAGCTGGTGGAGGAGCTGGAGGAACCGTGGCAAGAAACTTAACTGAACTTGGTGATATTAGTACCGATGGTGCCCAGAATAGATGGGTATTAATATTTGATCAACCGAGTGGAACATTTAAATTTGTAAATCCAGATGAAGTAGTAGACGCTGCAGTTGGAGCAAACACCGTACCTGGTGGAGCACCTACTGGTACTGGATTATCAACAGATACAATAGACTACTTAGATGAAGTATTGGATGATAGGGTAGATTTGGATGGTGGAACTTTTTAAGATATAAATATTTTGGACTGTATATACAGTTGATTACGGTATATACCGAAGATGCGAAGGTGGCGTAAACAATACAAAAACTTATAGATGGCATCCCCCATTCTACAGTTTAAGAGAGGTAATTTTTCAAACCTCCCTGGACTGCAAGCAGGTGAACCTGCACTGACGGTGGATAAGTTTGACCTGTATGTGGGTATAGACTCCACTACTGGTGCTAATAAACTTATCGGTTCACATCGTTATTGGACAAGAGAAACTACTACTGCAGGTTCTGGAGTTAACCTCGTAGAAGGTAGTAATAACGGAAGTAATAAAATAACTCTAAAGGCACCAGGTAGTGTAACTTCAGATGTTACCTATACCTTGCCAGGTGCTGCAACTAATCTCGGATTCTTGAAATCTGATGCTAGTGGTAACTTATCATGGGATACTAACCCAGGTAGTTCTGGTGTTACAGCAATTAGTACCTTAGATATAGACGGTGGTACAGATATAGGTGCTGACATAGTTGATGCAG